GAATGCCTAATTGTAACATATCGTTTAAATCAACGGATCCACCGGTCCCAAATTCAACATATGGCGCGTAATGAGCGCCGGCAATTACTTCGACGGTTTTTCCTTTGCGTTCGGCTTTAATTGATTGTTTTAAACTACCTGAATCAACCGGCGCGGTTTGTTTTGCCATTCTTGAAATATCCAACGCGGTTTTGCCCAACTCATTAGACAACTTTTGCGATTCAAACGCGCGTAAATTATCTAACTTCTTTTTAAGTTTTGACAAATCCGATTGATCTATTTTTATATTGACATTCATTTAATCCGATTTTGTTGCTAATAGTTTAGTATAAAAATCCAAATCAAATTCAAATTTGTCGTTTATTCTATATTTTTGCGTTTCATTTTCTAATGTAAAAATGTCGCCTAATTGAATCAAATCAGCGGTATTTTTACGCATTGTTATTTCGACTTCAATATCTTGTGAACGTTTGCCGAATTTCTCGTTTATTTCGCCTTTAATTTGCTTTAAATTGCACCATACTGTTGCAACGTCCGATAATGTGGAATTAAACCCCCCGAAATCGTCCGGCGTTTTTGTCAAACGTTTAATTGTTATTTTAGAATCTAATTTTCCGGCGTTCATTATAGAAACATTGATTTATAAGATGTTAAAATTGTCTTTGTTGATGTTGGTATTTCCGTTGTTTCTTTTGAGCCTTCAGAATTAAAGTCGGCGCGATTGTCGTAATACGTTGATATTAATTGCAACATCGCTTGTTTTATTAACGAATCATTTAATCCGTCCGTTATATATGTAATTTTAACGTTATCCGCTGAACCGCCGTCCAATTCAATTGTTTCATTATCCAAACCTAAAATTTCAAAATCTGTTGTCGCCGTTCCGCTAACTGTAATTTGCTCAATACTAGAAACCGGACCGAATGGCAAATCGAACAAACCGTTTGTTTGTGGCAAATAGTACGTTCTATTTTTTGAAACAATATCGCGTGAAATATAATTTTCGCACCAGATTCGCGCTTGCGTTATCATTGCGGAAATAATATTGTCGTCGGCGCTTGTATCAACGCGAACAAAATCCTTCACGTTTTGAGCCGTCAAAATTTCATTTCCTAAAGTCGAATTTATTTTAATTTGTCGCATCGTCTTTTGTATCTATATATTCAACTTTTAATTCTTTTGTTTCAATTTTTTCTTTGTTTTGCTTTTTACCAATCTTTGAGGCTAAACCCTTTTTAATCCAATTTTTTGCAACGTGATCCGGCAATTGTATTTTATCGCCTTCATTATAGCGTTTGCCATTTCTTAAAATTGATTGTTTTATTTTTAATTCCATAATATTGAATTTTTTGTAAAGATAAAAAAAAAGCGCCACATAAATTTGTGACGCCTTTTTAACAGAAAACAATATGAAAAAACATTAAAGTGCTGCAAAGTTATTAAAAAATTTTGAATATTTTTCTAAACCAATTGTAAACGACTGAATTTTGCCGTCGTTTTTAAATATAAAAAACCCTTTTCGTTCTGCTGAATATACCGCAAAAAAATCGACGTCCTTTTTTTCGTATTTACTTTTATTTCTGCAATTCAATTGAATTCGGTTCCGCGTTCGGTTATCTTCATTAATACCTTTTATTTGTATTTTAAATAAACCATTCGGCGAATCAACTATGCAATCATATGTCGAAGTATGCAGCAAAGGAAACGATACTAACAACCCGGATTCCATTGCTTTAGTGGCAAATAGATACTCAACGAAACAACCAAAAACGTTTGGATTCATTTAGTAAAGTTATAAAAAAAGACGATCAAAATTGACCGCCTTTTAAACAAAACTAAATAATAAACATAAATATAAAACTAATCGTCGTTCGCGGTTTTGATTGCCGCGCTTATTATAAAAAGGTAAATACTCAATATAAAATCGTTGTATAACATTATTTGTCTAATGCCAAAAATAAAAAAACTAATTGTTAAGAAAATTTTTATATTTCTTTTCATAATATTATAATTGGTCCGCATTAAAGCAAACATTTGAACATACGCCGGTGTCTTCAAACATCGCAACGCCACAAACAGAACATTCGAATTCTGCTTCATTTCCTGGAAAGCTATCTAAACCCCACATATTAAAAATTTAAAATTTGACTTCGGTTTCTTGTATGTTCGATTTCGCGTTCTAAATAGTCCAACGCCTTTTCCAAATCGTCAATTTCGTTTTGCTTACGTCCGGCGCGAACAATGTACTTCAATACATTTCCGCGATTAAAATTCAGTTTATAAGAGCCAATAACATCGATTAGATCGTGTTTAAGCCCATTATCATAATGTTCTGGTATATTACTCATAAATTTATTTTTAAAGCGCTTAAAACGCCGTTATACAGATAATCCTATTATCAATCCTATTGTTATTAATAATGCCGACAATGTTAATACAATAATGACGTCATTGTCATAATCGTTTTTTTTGTCTAATTGTTCAATTTCTTTTTGTGTGTAAACGTTCACGCGGTTGCCGTCGTGAATGATTGTTAATCCTGTTGTTGTTTTCATTTGTTTAATATTGTGGCGCGCCGAAACGCGCCGGTTAATGTTTGTTTTTATTGGGGGCTTTTACACCCCCGTTGTTTTTATTATTTACTTACTATATTAATGTGTGGGAATCTTGATTTTATATCCATTAACTCAAATCTAGTTACATATCCTACGTGCAATGTTAGTAAACCTTGTACAGTTCCCTTAACTCTTGTAACGTGACCTTCTTCGTTTAAAGTGTCTTGAGCTGTTAAGTATCTCCCTGTATTGCTTAATGTATCCCAATTTTTTGTATCTGTAGTCATAATCTTGTTTTTTGTTTGACACAAAGATAATACTTTATTTGACTTTTAAAAGAATTTTTTCAGTTTTTTTTAAAGTTTTTTTTGTTTTTTTTTGTTTCTTATCTGTTAAGCGCCTAAAAATAAATGCATAAAAAAAAGGCCCGGAAATAAATCCAGGCCTTAAATTTATAATAATTAAATATTATTATGGTGTTTCTAATGCAGCTTTTGCAGTAGCGAAATCGCCGGCAACAAATGCATTTGGTAAGTAGTTTGTTAATGCTACTCGTTCAGATACTCTAACAGTTACGAATCCGTCACGAACGTTTGTTCCGTCTTCTCTAAAGAATTCAACGTTAATTCCGTCACGTACCCATAATTGAGTACCAACGCCAAAGTTTCCGATTAGGAAATCACCGGCCGGAATTGCAGTATTTAAAACAACTTTAACGCCCATAAATACCGGCTGAAGGCCGCTATATACTTGATCTTTTAGGTAATTGTTTTGCGTATCTTTTAACAATAGAATTTTGTGAAAATCTGAAGGATTTAAAACAATGCTATCAGCGTTATAATTAGCAGCAGCCAATTGGTTTAATGCAGCAACAATAACGTCAAAATCGTTTGCGTTATCAACTGAATCAGCAAGATCGCCCGCAGCAAATGCCGCCGCGTCTGTAATGATTCCGCTTAATTGCGCACCAGTACCCGCACCGCTTAATATTTGCGTATCTTCAACTTCAAGTAATTTTTCAGGCGCACGCGCTGAAAGGTAAGAAGTTAATTGAGGCGTATCGGCTAACATCTCTTCAGAAATACGGAAATATGTTCCGATTTTTCTTACGTTAGCATCTGATGCCGTCATATCGAAATCTGATTGTGTTAATGTAGTACCTTCAGCCGTTGCAGCAGCACCGTTTGAATATCCGCTTTCTTTTACGAAACGTACAACATCTGATTGCGTAGAACCTTGCGCCAATAATTGACGAATATGCGTTGGACGTGTTGGATCAAATTTGTATCCTGGCACTCTATCAGCCGGAATTACTTCTCCTGTAAAGTCCGCGCCGGTAGTCATATCGGCTTTAATTTCAAATGATGCGCTTCTTGAATTTCCTTTTGAAAGGCCTTCGATTGCGCCGTTCTCTAAAGCTTCATTTAAAGCACCTTTGAACGTCATTCTTTTTTTAGCGCTAAACGCTTTTTTGTTTGATACTTCAATAGCATCTAAACGCTCGTTTAATTTGTTAGATAATTCACTAACTTCATTTTTAACGATTTCGTTTGCCTTCACAACAACGTTTTCAACAACGTCATTGTTAGACTTTTCGATTTTTGAATCAATGGCACTGTTAAATTGGTCCAATTGATTTTTTAAATTTTCTTCCATTTTTTAAATTTTTAAGGAATTGATTAAATAGTTATACACTTCGGAATCATTGTTTTTTATATAAACATTCGGCGAAGTGATTTCAATTTCCGGATACGTGAATACAACAAATAATGAATATAATTTTAATATTTAGGATTCAATAGCAAAAACCAATTCATATGAAA